AATAACCAGTAATTTTTTGCTGTTTGTTGATTGTTACGATCAACAGAGGTAAAATGCAGATAGAAGGAAGGACGCTAATATGGTTGATGAAACCACGGAATCGGAAACGTCCACCGAGGCCGATACAATAATCGAGGACGAAAAGGCGGAGTCGTCAACGCCAGAAAGCGAAACTGAAGCGGATTTACTCAGTGTCATTAAGGATGCTGCACAACCCGAAGAAGAACCAGAGTCGCACTCTGAAAGTGAGGAAGTAGAAAGGGATGAAGTTGCAGCGGAGTCTACGGAAAGTGATGCAGATGTTGAGTTTGCAGATCAGGAAGAAGATTACTCTAATTTACCGTTTCACAAGCACCCTCGTTTTAAAGAACTTGTTCAACAAAGGAATGAAGCAAAGGAAAGCGCAGAGAAGTTTAATGTTATGCAAAATTATCTGACAACAAATAATTTGTCAGGTGATGAAGCAGTAATTGGTTTAGATATTATGGCTAAAATGAAATCTGATCCGATGGCTGCATTAACAGCATTGAAGCCCTATGTGCAGCAATTGTCTCAAGCGGCTGGCATTGTTATGCCGCAAGACATTCAGACCAGAGTTGATGACGGTTATTTAGACGAAGATGCCGGACGGGAATTGTCTCGAACTAGAGCAGAAGCCGCAAGGCAGAAGCAACAGAACGAGATGATGTTGCAGCAACAAAACGTGCAAGTGCAGCAACAGCAAATTAATCATTTAGCTGAAACTGTAACTGATTGGGAAGAAAATACCCGAGCAAGTGACCCTGATTATGACCTCAAAGAAGACTTAATTGACGCAAGAGTTAGATCGATGATTGCCGAACGAGGACAAATCGCACAAACGCCACAAGAAGCAATTCAATTGGCGCAAAGTGCTTATGACCAAGTGAACCAAAAATTTAATGCTAAATTTGGTAATCGACCTTCTATGAAAACTGCGTCTGGTGGTAAACTTGGAGGTAGCCCAGCGCCCGAACCCCAATCGATACAGGAAGCGATTGCAGCGGCAATGGGGAACTCCTAAAATTATGTTAGGAAAGTAAAATGGCTTTTTCATCAGCCGAACTTGAGAACATAGCCAATGCCGCACTCGATTTTTTTATCGACAAAGGTAAGGTTTATTCTCAATCACTACAAGACAAGCCATTGCTTAAAGCAATGGATGCAGCATCTAAGACTTTTCCAGGTGGTAAAGGTGAGCTTAGTATTGGTGTAAAAGGAACGTATACAACTACAGTAAGTGGTTACACTCACAATGATACTGTGACGTATGCAAATCCGGCAAACATCAAACGAGCAAACTATGCTTGGAAAGAACACCATGCTGGTATTTCATTAACACTTACTGAACTTAAAAAGGACGGTATTAGTGTTACTGATTCAACAACATCAGCTGGGGTAAGCAATCACTCTGGTCGTGATGTGACTGCAATAGCAAATCTTCTCGAAGATAAGCTGGACGACATGATGGAAGGTTATTCTCGAGGGATGAATGATTTTCTATTTGGTGACGGTACAGCGGATGCTAACGCAATTGCTGGTATTCAGACTTTGATCCTCGATGATCCAACAGCTTCTGGTACAACAGTTGGCGGTCTATCTACTGTATCAAATACATGGTGGAGAAACCGAGCAAATGTAGCAATTACCACATCGTCTTCTGGACAAGAGTTAATTGAAACTCTGCATACAGAAATGCGGCAGCTAAAACGTTTTGGTGGTAAGCCAAACATAGCTATTTGTGGATCTGCTTTCTTAGATCGTCTTGCAGACGAACTACGAAGAAATGGTAACTATAGTAATACTGGTTTCGCAAGAAATCAGGACATTAGTATGGGTGAGATCAACTATAACGGTCTTACTTTCGCTTATGATCCAACTATGGATGATCTTACTATTTCCGGCAAAACACCAAGCAAACGGTGCTACATCATCGATACCTCAAAACTATGTATGTACTACATGGACGGAGAAAAGATGAAACGCCACTCACCAGCTAGGCCAGCCGATCAGTACGTTATGTTCCGTGCGCTTACTACAACCGCAGCACTTTCAGCAACACAGCTGAACTGCCACGGCGTTTACGAAATTTCATAATTTAATCAGGGGGGCGTTTGCGCCCTCCTATCAATCAGGAGGAAAGTATGTTTGATAAATGTTCATGCACAGTGGCGATTGGGGGAGACATTCGCAGCGTTGTGCCAAAAACTTTGGTGACACCAGCTGAAATAATGCTGTTGCAATCAATTCACGGCGATGATGCCGTTACTAATATACGCGTTGACGGTAGCTTTGACGTTACCAGTGACGTAGAGCGCGATCGATTAGGTAGTTTTTACGGCGATCAAAAGGTTGTAAATTTATTTAACCAATATGGCGATTTGCCAAATACTTTGGAAGCTGCACGAATACCAGATGTGTTGCTTGACCCGACGTATACACCCGAAAAGAAAAAGCCAGCAAAAAAGAAAACAACCCGTAAACGCGCACGGGATGAAAATGGTCACTTTGTTGCTGACGATCCAGAAACGCCCGAAAACGAGGCATACGTCGAGGAACAGTAAATGGCTAGAGGTACAACATTAGGTCAACTAATAACTGATTTAAGATCAGAAGTTGGTCATTCGCTACAGCCAAATTTAGGTAAAGCAACAAGAGAAGTATTTATAGCTTTGTTGCAGCGTACACAGCGTCGGCTATGGGAGGACTATAGCTGGCCTTTTTTACGCATTAATCGTGATATAGCCATAAGTGCTGGGCAGCGATATTATGATGTTCCTGATGGTCTTACGTTCGAACGTATAGAGCGTATGGAAACTAAACACGGTGATTACTGGACAAAATTAAGTTTTGGTATTGGAGCGCAAGAATACAACTCGCATGACAGTGATCGAGGTGTAAGATCCTCACCAATAAGACGTTTTGATACAGCTGAAAATAACCAAATAGAATTTTGGCCGATACCAGCAAATGACTCAGACGCAACTACTGGCACAGATAGCGTAAGAATATACGGTATTCGTAAACTCACACCACTTGTTGCAGAAGCAGATACAGCCGATTTAGACGACCAGTTAATAATTTTATATGCGGCTACAGAAGTATTAACGCGGCAAAAGCAAGCCGACGCACAGAATAAGTTGGCAGCTGCACAAGCGCATTACGCCCGACTAAAAGCAAGAATGAGTAAAACAGAGACTTTTGTTATTGGTGGCGGTGAGCCAGAGGGAATGTATAAACCAAAAGGCCCACCACTGATTGCGACTACGGGTGGTAGCTAATGCCTTATGTTTTGGTCGAGGATTTTCGAGGTGGGTTAGACCGCAGACGTATGAACGTCACAGCCCCACCTGGTACGCTGATCGAGCTTAAAAACGCACACATTACTCGAGGCGGTGAAATAGAAAAACGTCCAGCATTTGTTGAGATTGTAGATCTACCATCGAACACAATTGGCTTGGCGGCGGCGGCTGGACAGATCTACACGTTTGGATCTGTTGCATCCTCGAGCGTAACGTTTCCAGCTAATACCCCGACAAACCTAAGTTATATTCAACTAACACACCCGTCTGGTGAAGCTTTAACAAACGTACATTCTGTTGAGTTTTACAATGGTAAGTTATACGTCGCAGCGCAATTTGCTGACGGTAGAATTTATCATTATTATGACGGCACTAGAATTACTGATTGGTTTGACGGTAGATCAAGAGCAACTTTTCAGATTACAGCTGGAAGTTCTGGAGGAACAGCGGCTACTGCATCAATTCAAATAACGGGCGGTACGTCAAATCCAGGTGACGAATTAAGGGTTCTAAGAGTTAACGCAGTAGATTTAATATCTTCACCTGTTAATCACAATGGATCAAACAGTTTAACTGCGTCTAACATTGCTGCTGCAATAACAAGTGGATCAAGCACCTATACAGCTAATGCTGTTGGCGATGTTGTAACAATTACAGCGCCAGCGGTAGGTATTTCGTACAATGCTTTTCAAGTTACGCTCGAGGTCACTGGTGCTTTTACTGTAGGCAATATCAATCATATGTCGGGTGGTGTTGATAATGCTATTTCGGCAGTAACAGTAGACGGCGTAAGTTTGATTGGGACTCAAGTAACTTGGGAAACGTCACACTCCTACACAGCAATTAAAGTTGCAGCTGCAATCAATGACTTTGCGTCTGCGCCGGAATACGAGGCAACGGCAGTAAACGCTTTTGTAAATATTATTGCCAAAGAAAGCACCTCTGCAAACAACAACAAAACTGTTGCTGTTACTGCAACAGGCAATGTCACTACTGCTTTTGACCCTACAAGTCAGAACTTTTTAGATGGCGGTGCAGATGCCACCACAATAAATGCTTACAGTCCTGGCAAATTTGTAATGCCAGTTAAAACCAAAATGTACGCATTGTCAGATAGTCTGCTGCATTTTTCTGCAATAGATGATCCGACAGAATGGAACGATACATCGCAAAGTGCTGGGTTTATTAACCTAGCTAACCATTCTCGAGGATCAGAAGATCTAAAGGCAATGGCAACATATTTTGATAATTTGGCGGTCTTAGCCGAAGAAGCTATACAAATCTGGTTTGTCGATCCCAGCCCAGCCTTAAACCAGCAAATCCAAGTGCTGCAAAACACTGGAACTATAGCGCCGGATAGTGTTGTCGAGTTTGGAGAAAACGACGTATTTTACTTATCGCTATCTGGATTGCGTAGTTTACGCTCTCGAGACTCATCCAATGCTGCTTTTGTTGGCGACATTGGTAATCCAATTGATGAACTTATTGTAAAATCTATTCAAGCTAATCGAGCATTAGCTGAAAAAGCAAAAGCAACGCTCGAGCAACGTGATGGACGATACATACTAGCAATTGGTTCAACAATGTATGTGTTTAGTTATTTTCCGTCTTCTAAGGTTTCTGCGTGGTCAGTTTATGAGCCAGGTTTTGTTGTAGATCGATGGGCATACGACGGCAGACAAACACTATGCAGATCTGGCAATAAACTATATTCTTTAGGCGGTGAGGACGGCAACAAATACGATAGTTCTGAAGTTGTTGTTCAGATGCCGTTCTTAGATAGCGGTAGTCCAGCAACCTTTAAGGACTATAACAGCATCGATGTAACGTGTGAAAATGTTTGGACAGTCAGTGTCGCAACAGATCCGCAAGACATTACTGCGCTTGAGGAAGTAGCCACAGTCAATAAAACAACCTTTGGATTGGGGAGGGCGGCTATCAATGGTTACAGCACCCACATTGCGCCACGATTAACTTGTGCAAAGCCAGGTGCAGCAAAACTTGGTAATATTGCCATTCATTACACAAGTGGGGAAAGCGGATGATATTAAGAGAAGCCGAGCCCCAAGATGTGTTCCATGTTGCGTCAAATATGAGGCAAAGAGATTATGAAGAAATTGACGCATTGCGATTTACGCGAGATAAAAAAAATTTAGCGGCTGATATTGCAGACAGTTTAGCTAATTTTCAGACTGTATATTGCGTAGAAAAAGAACCGAATAATCCAATAGCTATTATTAGTTACATCCCCGTGCGACCAGGTGTGTGGACACTTGGGATGTTTGCGACTGACAAATTTAAAAGTATCGGCCTTTTCCTGACAAAACAAATAATTCGTGCGATAATACCAGCATTAAACAAGGCTCGAGCGCATAGGGTCGAAGCATATAGCATTGAAGGTTATGACGAAGTGCATAAGTGGTTAAAATTTTTAGGTTTAAAAGAAGAATGTACTCTCAAAAAGTACGGTAAAAATGGCGAAGATTTTAAAGTTTTTAGTTACGTTCGATTGTCGGATACCAATGTTCGATGGCGTGGGAAGGGTGAGGTAATTTGATATGTGTTTAGGTGGTGGCGGTAGCAGCGCAATGGAAGCAGAATACCAGCGTCAACTTGC